AGCATCATAAGGATTAAAGTTTTGTGCTGCCCTTGTTGTTATTTGTTGAGTTTGTACTAACAATTGAACATTAATAGTTCTTTGAGCACCTCCTACTGCTGTCCAAGGGATAACAACTGTGTCACCATTTTTATAGCCTGTTCCTAAATCATTAGGGTCTAAAGTCCAATCTGCTTTGTAATAATATTGCCCTGTTTGATATTCTTGTTTATAAACGTTTAAATTAACCTTCAGTCCAGTACCACTTCCTTCTGTAACAGCAACCGATCCAGAAAAATGTAAAAGAGATGGAATAGTTCGAGTTGAATATCTATATTCTTCCACCCCAACCCAAAAATGATAGGGGTTATTGTTTGGGTGAAAATAAGTGCCAGGATCTAATGGAACATAGGTTTTACCATTAGGAAAAGCAAAATAGACTTGAGGCCATGCCGTATTTGTATTAGGAAAACTTTTTCCTAAATTAATTTCAGGCTGACTAGGGACACCATATAAAACCCAACCCCAACCATGAACTGCTGCCCATCCTGGGGCATTTGTTTGATTCCATAAGACAATATTGTATTGATGATTTCCATTGAAAGTTTGAACAAGTTCTTTCTTATACTCTGTAATAACTCCGTTAAAGTTTGGATTTTCAACCCAACTTGTTGCTCCATTAAGCCTTGCACTTGAAACTGTCCCAATAGTAGATGTTACTGTTTCTCCTAATTGCCATTCAGGATTGCTAGCAATATCCTGTGTAATTGTGAAGCCTTCATCTCCAGTAAAAGCAACATCAAAAGTGCCAAAAGTAGTACTTGCTGAAAAATGTGAAACTTGTCCTGTTCCACTGGAATCTGTTGCTAATAAATTAAATCTTTGATTCCATTTTTCATTTCTAGTTATGTAATTACCAGCGTAAGGTTTAAACCTATATTCATATTGGTCTAGAGCAGGGTGTGAAATTGTAATTGCATTATATTGAGATTCAGGAGTATTCCCTTTAATAGCAAATAATCCCGTGTGATTAGATAAAGTATTTTTTAAATCTTGCCAATTTGAATCTCCTATTCGCCTTGCTTGCAACATAAACAAAGAAAATCTATCTATATACATTGAAATTTGGCCTAATTGTATATTTGTTCGATCTTTAAAAAGCCTGTCTAATGCTTCTTCGTTAGGTTGGCTTTTGACGTTTGCAAATTGAATACGTTTATAAACTGTTGATTTAATTCCTATTTCAGTTACATCACATTTTCTATTATTAGTAACTGTTGCTAACGCAACTCTTTGACCTGTGTAAATATCATGGGCATAATATAAATCTTGGTATCCTCTAGGATAGTTAAACTCAGTATCGCTAATTAATTGTTGCCAAAAGATTGGAGCTAAATCACTTAAACTATAACGAGCATCTCTATCAGAATTACCACCAAAGCCGAATCCATAAGTGTTAGGGTCATACCACTTCGGATTTTGACAATGTTTACTTAAATCTGCATTATCAACAGGAATATCTAACTCACCAGCCTCTACAACTTTAAATTTATAATGTTTAGTTTGTTGAATTGTCCAAGGGATAGCGTTTTTTGCTTCAGTACAAATAACGAGAGCTGTTCCTAACAAATATTGTTCTCCAACTGCTAATAAATTATCTGTATTTTCTCTAATTGAAGTTGTTAAACCGTCAACGTCCTCTACACCATGAGGTCTGTAGTTAAAAGCATCTCCTGATTTGTCTTCTTGATAACCTGCTGTACTTTTATCGTTGTCATAAACTCTTTGTAAGGCATTAGTTTCACTGCTTTCCATTCCTATTATCTGATAAAAAATTTCATCACCTTCGTTCAGAGTTTTTAAACCTTTTGTTTTTACATTATTAACTTGTATAAAACCAGCTCTTGTAGGCCATCTAGCAAATTCAACTTTTTTTTGTTTCCTTGCCATATCTCTAATAGCTTCTTTTGTTGCTCCTCTAGGAGCACGTACTAACTCATAAGGCAATCTACAAATTTGACAGTTAGGAATTGGAGCATAAACACCAAAGGTTGTCTGTGTAGTAGGGTTTCTAGCTCCACTAAAAGATTTACTTGTTAATGTTGGAGCTGTTGTTCCTGCTTTATTAGGTACACCAATTTCAAACGGATCATTTTTATCTTGACTTGCTGGAATAATTAATTTGGATTGATTATATTTATCAGCCTTAATAATTCTATTGTTTCCAGAAATACTTCCATCCTTAAAATAAAGACTTACTTTATAAGCGTTATAAGTATTTAAAAGAGTATCTCCTACAGCGTAACCCTCGTAATCAGGATCGGTTTCTATTGTTCCATGAGAAAACAAAGCAAGTGCTTTTAATTGTTGATATTTTCCAAGACTTACAAATTGTGACCATAAAAGCTGGCTATTAACTCTTAATCCTCCAAATAATTCACCATTAATTGTTGTTTGATTAGTAAAAACAAGAGGAATTGGATCTCCTATTTGTGCTAAAGCTTGAACCGAATTAAAAGATGCTTGCGGTGCAAATTTTTTGTTACCAATAGAATCAGCAGTTCTTCTTGAACCTCCTTGTTTTTGTTCTTGTGGTTTAGGTGTTAACAAATAGGAAACAGTTGCAGAAGCAACAGCCACTCCTACTGATGTCCAGAAAGCTTTTACACCAACAGAAGCAATATAAGCACTAACAGCATCATTCCTTATGTCAGGAATCAATTCATATCCTTTTGGCCTTTGTCCGTTGTATGTAGCAATTGAATCTACAAATATCCAATATTCGTCTTCAGTTATTCCTAAGACATCACATAATTCTACTTCCGTTGGAAGTAACAGCCTTCGACCAAAAGGGCGTTTAGGGGCGACCAAATCACCACCTGTCCGCCTAATGTTTTTTGATAACTTATCCATCCTTCCTCATAATAAGCAGCCATGCCATAACCATCATCTGATTTGCAAAGACCAATTGTTCCTAGTTTAGGGGGTGATTCAACTCCCCACCTATTTAATTCTTCAAAAAAGATAGTATAGTCTTTTTTTCTTAGCCTTCTATACCAATCACGCTGTCCTTGAGGAACTGTAAAACCATAATTTGCTAATACTGTACGAACCAAAGACAAGCAATCACCTGCTTTATGCTTTACAGGATCAGCACCTAAACGATAAGGAAGACCAATTAATTGATGTGGTTTCACCTGTTTTGCAACGAGCCAGTAACAGGCAAAGACCCAACCAGATCTCTTGTTAAGACACGATCTGGGGCATTAGCACCGACAGCATCTATAGCAGAACTTAAAACAAGCTCAATAGTTTCAGGGTCGTAACTCATGTTTGCAGCAAGCCATGTTTCTTCTGATAATTGTTTGTTTTTTTCAAAAGCTTCTGTCATTAACCAAGTTTCAATTTTTACATGATATTTATTAATAACAAGTTGCTGTGCATAATTCATGCTTAATTCACTATTAGCAAGTATTAAAGAAGAGGTCATATTGTCACCTGATCTGTTTCTTGTTGCCCCTTGATAAATAAAAGAAAGATACTTAAACCCACTAATTGCAGTATGTCTTCCGTTTTGAAACTTGTCAGGAATATTTGCTACTGATCCACTTGGATTAGTAATTGTTATAAAATTAGTTAATGCAACAAAGCTCATAATCCTATGTTACTCCTTCTACTACGTGAATTTTGAAGGCTTGCTAATGTTCTAGCTTCTCCAGCTTTTGCACCTCTAGAAGCTGCACTGTTAATAATTTCTCCTATTGCAGATTTAGGAACAAATTCTTCAGAGTTAAAGTTCAATATTGGGCCAGAGTAATTAACAGTTGTTTGTGCATTAGCTCCACCACCTGCGGATGATTGACCTGTGCCAGGAATAACAGATTCACCCCTAGCACCTGCTGAATACCGTTGCATTGACTGAGCCATCTTAGAGGCTGGGATTATGTATTCATCCTCTCCTGCTTCTCCTACGAGTCCCATTGTGGGTTTCGTAACCATACCTCCAGAAGAAAAAGCTTTTATTCCGTTATGAGCATACCCACCTTCTGCAAAAGGAAGAATACTTGTGATTGCACTCTTTAGAGCCATGCTTGCAATTTGTTTTGCAACACCAGCAAGTGATTCTCCTAGTGATTTAGTGCCATCAATTAACCCCATAATTGCGTCAGTCATGCCTGTTGCAATTGTTTCTTTTATCTTTTTCCACTGTTCTTCTAACTTCTTAGTATTTTCAGCTTCTTCTTTTAATTGCCCATTCTTTTCTACCAAACTAATTACTTGATGTGCATAACCAAGTCCTATCTTGTCTACTATTTTTTCAATTGTTTGTTGTTGCTTAATCTCTTCTTCATTACCGTCTATTTTTCCTTGTAATAAATTATTTTCATTTTGTAATTGAGTTAATACGTCTTCAGCTTCATCTTTTTCCTTCTGCCTAAACGCATCTATTTTTGTTTGTAAAGCAAGATTAACTTTAGCTATATCTAATTTTGCTGCTTCAATTTTAAGCTGCTTTTCTGCGTCATCTTTACCCGCAGTATCTTGCATTAACTTACTTGTTATACTTGCTATTTCTTTTTGTGCTCCCAACCTAAATTCAAGCTCTTTATTTTCATCTGTTTTAGCTTGTGCAATCTTTTTATCTATTCCTAATACAGCAGCTTTAAGTTCATTTTGTCTTTCTATTTTTCCTAATACTTCTTGTTCCCTTGCATTTATCTTATCTATTTCCTTTGAATATTTTTCAATTATATCCAATCTCTTTTGTTCAGTTACATCATCAAAAGCCTTTAAAGCACTTGGTTGTATATTTTTATTTTGTGCTAATAAATTTCCTCTTTCTTCTCTTCTAGTAAATAACATTTTCCCCATATCTGCATCTTGCAATAAACCTTGATTAGTTCTTTGCCCTTCAAATGTCTTACCTGGAGTCATCTGTTGTCTTAAAGTTCTTTGCGTAAACAAATGATCCGCAGTTAAATCAAACTTCCTTGCCAACTCATTTGATTTAGCAATAGCTTCTTGCAATCCTGTATTTAAACTATCCATTGCTCGATCTATCGCATCTACCAATCCTGGGGCAAATCGTTCACCTAATCCCCTAAACAAATCTCTAATAGCAGAAAAACCTCTATTAAATAATTTAAGTATTTCAGTAACAATTTTAAGGACACCAGCCAAAGCAGTTATTAACGGGCCAGCTATAACTCCTAAGAACGCACCAGCGGATCCAACAAGATCGTTCCAACTTCCTTTTAAAATATTTGTCATGTTACTTATATCTCCTAAGACACCTGCACTAGCACCAGTTTGGTTCATTACTTGAGATGCCAATAATGCTCTGGCTTGTTCCATCTGACCTATCCTTTGCAATGCCGTTACTTGAGTCTGCAATTCTGCCGACACACGAACCCCTGAATCTACAAGATCTTGCATACTCATAGACTTAAGAGCTTCACCTAGTTTCGCTGCTTTTTGAACCGCAGTATCCATCATTGTTCCTATAGCACTACCAAGAATCTGAGCACCAAATCCAGGCATGCCCATCTTGTTCCCAAGTAATGCACCACCAACACCACCACCGACAGAACCAACTCCTCCTCCAAATAAGAGAGGGAAACCAGCTCCAAGCATTAAATTCTCTTTTTGTCTTCCTGCTGCTTGTTCTTGCCTGTGTTTTCTATCTGCTGCTCGTTCTCTATTTTTAATTTTGCGTCTTAACAATAGATGTGATATTTGCTTCTTACGTTCTGCTGCTGCTGCCGCATCTGCTTTTAATTGCTCTGCGTGTTCCTGAGCTTTTATTGTTTTTGCCTTAAATGCGTCTAATGCTCTTTTATTATCTGCTTGTTCTCCAGTTGTTGCTTTACCTTGAGCTTTAAGCAATAAATCATTAATTGCTCTTTGTTCTGCGGACTGTGCTTTCATAGCAGCAGCAAGTTTTATAGCTCCTTGTCTTGCTTGGTCTGTCGTATGATGAAAATCTTGCATCTGCTTTTTAGCATTAGCAACGTGCATAGTTAGCTCGTTTAACGAACCTCCAACAAGCATATTTTTGAAGGCTTGAGTCGTATTCTCGATCTCAATCTTCATATTCCTTATTCCACCCGTCATCCCTATAAGGGTTTCTTGAGTAGAACGACCAAGATTCTTTAACCCACCAGTAACTTTTATTAATCCTTGCGATATTCCAAGTATTGAAGAAACAATTTGTGGGCCAAAACCCATCATTGCAGCAGCGATCAACGTCCATTGGCCACTAACTCCAGCAAGAGTCGCTTTTAAAGCACCTCCAGCTATTCCTATTTTTCCTACACCTATTGCCGCAGAGTTAAGTAAGCTTCGGCTAAATCCCCTAGAAAGACTTTCAGCCGCAGAATTAACAGCTTTGCCAACACTTTTAAAACCACTTTTTATACCTCCTAAAGACGCAGCTTTGTCTAACTTATTTACACTGTCCCTCATATTACCGAGACTTTTTTCCACCTTTGATAGATTTATATTATTAAGGCTACTTAATGTGTTTTGAACTTTATTTAAGCCTTTAGCGACCTCAGAAGTATTTTTATTTATTCCCTTTAAATTATCTGCCAACTTCTTCAGTTGGTTCAGATTCTTGACAACAATATCAATTTTGGTTTCTAAGCTCACGATCCATTCCTTCTTTTCAACATAGTTTACCTACGTCTGCGGTTTTTTCGCATTTCTTCTTCCTGATCTTCGTTTAAAACTTGAAAATAAGCACTCCATCCAATAATTTCTTCCATCGTCATCTGACGTATCTCCGCTAAAGACTTTCCTAATTCTTTAGCGATACCAAACTGAAGCATCAGTAAATTATCTTTACGAAGCTCCTTGCTTAGCTCTTTGGGTCTAGTTGATCCTCATCGTCTGTAATCACAGCAAGCATTAACTTTTGCAAGTCAGCATCCTTAACTTCGTTCTTTAAAACGTCAATTTCTCCAAGATTAAACAATCTTTGACCAGTATCATCTTGTGCTTTTGTCATTAAAAGTCTTAATGCAAATTCATTAGCATCATCAGACTTAGCTCCCTTTTGTGCTCTTTCTCTTTCTGCCATTGTTAATGGTGTAACCCACATCTCAAATACAGATCCATCAGATAATTCAACCTCTTTTTTAACTGCATCTAAATTTGCAGCTCTCTTTAAACGATCTACAGCTCTCAATCCTGATCGAGAAGGTTTAGGACTAGTTGTCATAAGAAAAATGGATACAGAATTATTCTAACCTAATAAACAATAAAAAACCCTGCACTAGGCAGGGTTAATTGGAACATTCCGTGTCCCAAGACTATTATGTAGAACTTAGGTCGAAAGCAGGGAGACTTGCTGGACGGAAGTTAACTGTTACTTCTTGAGCATCATCAGGGTTAACACTGAAGCTTGCAGAAGTTAGCGTTGCATCAAAGCTGATTGAACGGCTAAGAGTGTCACTAACATTACCACCACTAAATACACGGTCTGTATAAAGCTTGAACGCTGCACCAACTTGCTGACGTTGAAGAACGTCTTCTACCAATCTGTTTGATAGAGCTGCATCTTCGTTTGTCATATATGTAGAAGCAGTACCAGAACCATCACCAAATCCAGCGATATAAGTTCTAAATGGAACGTATTGACCAGGAGCTTGACCAATTGTTGTTACATCGATCTCAGCTCTTTCAATTTCAAATGTCCACTCTCTTACTTGTCCGATAGAAGCAAAATCGTTGTAATAAACTTGAAATTCGTTAGGAGCTGCTGCTGTTCCTACATCAGTCAAGTCAACGGCAGAACCTCCATTGGTAGCCGAAACCGTTAAAGCCCCTGTAGCCGCAGTGTATGTTTTTACATAGTAAGTTGTTCCAGCAGTTAATCCAGCAGGTAAAGTTCCTGTTCCCGCCTCACCAGTAGAAGCATCTACAACTTTGAACTTAACTGGATCGCCTACCTTTAAGTTTAAGTAAGTTTGAACAACCATTGTTTCTGTGCCAATGGTGACATCACCAGTACCAAAAGTACCTGTTGTTCCTGCGGGTTTGTAGTAGAGAGCACCTGATGTGCCAGATAAGACGGTAACGGCCATGAGGCTGCTTAAGAAATTTACCTATAGATTAGCTCAAAACCGTGGCAACGTAAGAAGTTTCTATTCTTCCCATAAATAATGGTGCATCTTCAGTGCTAGAGAAGCTCGGCCCTTCTATAGATCCAACCTTTAAATACGCTCCTGTAGTACCTTTTGTTTCATCATTTAGTGTCTCTAAAACATTAACAGCCGTTGTAATTAATGTTTGATTCCTCGATGGCCCTTCTCCTTTTTTAGAAAAACAACGAATAACTATTGCTCCTCTAGCGTTATCAACGCTTGAACCTAGTGTTGGATCGTTTGTTAAGCCGAATGTAACATTTACTCTTACATATTCAGTTGTGCTATTTGCTGGTGCAGCAGTGATGTTGTCAAAGAAAACAGGAACCGCAGGACTTAACGCTCCAAAAGCAGTTAATAATGGGTTTTCTACTTTTGCTCTAATTTTTTGGTAATTCATTAGTCAGAAACAGATCGTGTTCTGTAAGTATCACTTGTAAGGAAGGAATAACTCGTAGGGACATTAAGTTTCATGCCCATATGTTTTTTGATTATTTTGTCTACTTTACCTCCACTTTTAAATGTAGAAAACCAATCTAGTTCTGCTGTCTTACTTGCTGTCCCTTTACCAAAAGAACTTGTAACTCCTCTTTTCATTATTCCAGCTCTACTTCCTCCTCCTTGTTTCCATTTTGATTTGTTTACTGGCCCACTTGGATACCATTGCCTAGAAAACTTGCCCTCCTCTAGATCCATTGCTAAAGCAGCATGAGGAGCTACGTTTTCAATTCGTATTAACCATGTATTCTTAGAAGCAACTTCTCTTCCTGTCACTAAAGGTGCAACGACAGGATCAGACTTTGGACTCCCTCCTCTTCTTCTAGAAGGTTGACTTTGTTTGCTTTGAGTTTTTATTACCCAAGAATTACCAAACTCACCTGACCATTGTGGCCCTTTCTCTTGTAGTGCTCTAACTACAACTTCAGCACCACCAAGAACTTGACCTGCTATTGCAGAAGCGAATATTTCATCTGCTTTTTCTGCCAATTTCTTAAAAGGTATTGTCATTGTGGCCTCACAATTAGTGTGTGAAAGATAGGATTATCTCCTCTAGCTGTCTTTACACTAAGAATTTTTCCTTCTCTTGTAGCTCCTGCTTGTGGATATTGAACTCGATCTGCTTCCGTAGGGTAATAATTTCCTAACTCTTCTGATCCAATCACCATTTTTACGTCTGTTGTTTGGTATAAACCTTCATCTTCATTGGAATCAAGCGTTGTAATGACTCCTTTGACCGTTACATTTGTGTCTGATCCAGTTACAGCACCAGTTGTGGGGTTATAAGTCTTTGGTGTCGTGGACTTGATAAAAGTAAAGTCTTGACCCCATGTATTTAAAATACTTGCTGGAATTGACCCAAATACATCATCAATTTTTGCCATAATTAACCTCTCACCACCCGTACTTGATGGCCGCCAGCTCCACCAAGACAATAAGCACCAAGATAGGACTGAAGCCAAGGATACACGTCAAAAACATTGTTCACATTGCCAGTAGCAAGACTAGCTTCGTTGTATTTCACCTTTAGTTCACCCATTTCTACTTCTTTTGCAACACCAGCAGTGCCAGTATTTCCTGTCATCGCATCCGTATCATTCGCTAAAGCTCTTGCTAATTCATACTGTGCATACTTGATTTTTGCAGGAATTAACGTACAAGCAAGCTCAACATCATCAACTTGAAAGTTATTTCTAGGCCATTTTAATGCTTGGCCTTGATCACATCTATCGCCGTAATAATTAAAGCTGTCAATCCAGCGACAAGCAGAAATCAATGCTCGATTTTTTTGATCATCTGATTTATTTGTCCACGTTGAATCATCAGGAGAAGTTTCAAA